AGACAAATATGTAAAACGTCAGAAAATGATTATGGCCAAAATTCAGGCTCAAAATCAAGGCGCAGCAGTTGATGCGCGTGGTCAAAAAATCCTTACAAAGCAAACATTAGACCCTCGTAGTTTCTTGATTCTTGATGATTGTTTGTATGACGACTCTTGGATTCATGATAAGAATATTCGTTACTTGTTCTTGAACGGTCGCTGGCTCAAGGTATTCTTCTTGATTACTATGCAGTACCCTCTTGGTATTCCTCCCATTCTTCGTACAAACGTTGATTACGTATTTATTCTTCGTGAGCCATATCTTTCAAACAGAAAACGTATTTACGAGAATTTTGGAAGCGCATTCCCAAATTTTGAGTTTTTCTGTCAAATTATGGACCAGTGTACTCAGAACTATGAATGCTTAATTATCAGTAACAACACACAAAGTAACAAATTAGAAGATAGTATTTTTTGGTATAAGGCATCTCTTCACGGTGAATTCCGTATTGGTGACCCTCGTTTCTGGCAACATAATGCGACATATTTCCGCGACAAGGAAGAAGAAGATATTAATAATTATGACCCGACGCGCACGAAAACAATTCGCGGTCCAGTTATTCAGGTAAGAAAGCTGGAACAGTAAGTATATTGTAAGACTAGGATGGAAACAGTTTTGCTTGGACTTTTGATAGTGGCGTTTGTTGTTCTATTTGGAATGAATATACCTTTTACATTTGTACAGTTTCAGCCACTTCCAAATTATGGCCACACATTTGCGGAGCCATTCGGTTCAAACACATATACAGATAATGATGAAACTATTCAATGTGGTGTTGATATGCCTGATTGCCCTGAAGATAAGAAGTGTATGAATGGATATTGTAAATCAACAACTATGCCACCACTTCCTAAAAACACAGGGCTACCTGTATACCCCTAAGGACCCGGTCTTTTTAAGACCCCCTTTTAGAAATGGCTCGTGTATCCCCGAAATCATTGAGTCTCACAGGTCTTCTTATTGTCTTTTTTTTGGTTATCTCAGTCGGTATGATCTTCTTTGGTAAGAGTCGTATTGTAAATGGATTTGAGGATATGTCTAGCTGCGAGCAAGGATTGCGTCCATGCCCAGAAGGATTCTTTTGCGAAAAGACACAGTGTATCCCAATCTATCCTAAGATGAATATTGACACTGTCAATGGGTTTTAAATAAACTATACAAATACAATAAATAGATATATAATACTATATAAAATATACTATTATATAATGGTTACTAATGAATACTTACTACATACTATTAATACTTACTCCGCCGCCTTCTCGCGCTTGCGCTCCATCGCAAGATCGGCAGGGCCCTCAAAAAGTGCCTTGTTTGCATCGCCAATGTCTACTACGCCATCACCATTAGCCTCATCCTCAGCTTTAGACATTCCAAACATCGGCGTGACACCCTTCTCAGTCTTCTTTCCCTTAAGAGCAGGGTTCTCCTGATAGAACTTCTCACGCGCCTCCTCGTTCTGCTTGTATCCCTTCATGAGCTGGTTGAGCTGTTCCTCGGCATACTCTTGCTCTGCAATGTCCTTGGGATTGGGGTCCCATGGGAGCCACTTGCCAACTTCACCAACAAAAATGTTGTGAATGGGGTCATTGCGCTGGAGCTTCTTAGAACGCGCAACAGCCTCCTCTTGTGAACCATATGTTCCACGAATCTTGAGACCACGTACCGTTGTCTGGAAGTTATTCTTGGCAAAAAAGTCGTCCTCAATACGCTTGCCGTGCTTGTATATGAAATCATCATACGCTTCCTTGATCTTGGAGGCAGTGATTTCCTTGTTGTTCTTACGAACAAACTCCTGGTAATTACCAAGAACACTATCAAGAGAAAGCTTGCTCTCACGAACAAGTTCGGCTTCCGTTGCTAGGTTCGCCTCAATGAGCTTGACGTATGAAGCGTCAATCTTCTTGTTGATTGAGTTTACAGTATCGGCAAGGAACTGCTCAAGGTTCTTTACTTTCCACTCAATCTCATACGTCTTCATGAACTCCTCAAAAAAGAATAGATCCTTCCGAGCAAGTACATTCTCAGGGCTTAGGAAGCTTAGAAGAACATAGCGCTGGCTGGGAATATCAGGGTCCTCGGTCAAGAAATCTTCGGTTTCGGCGTTGCTAACATCCTTAGTCATTGTGCCTCTATCTCTAGGAAATATAGCCTATACGAGTCCTTTACGCACCCACTTTTTTTCCCAAGACCAAGTATAAGAGCAATGGACTTTTCCCTAGGTGAATTTGTAAACCGTGCCTTGAAGTATTTGATTGAGGGTCTTGCGGTCGCCATTGCGGCGGTCTTCATCCCCCGGAAACAGCTCCCCCTTGACGAGGTTGCGACTCTTGCGGTAGTTGCGGCGGCTGTTTTTGCCCTTCTTGACGCCGTTGTCCCGTCCATCGGTGTTACGGCCCGCCAGGGTGCTGGATTCGGTCTTGGCGCCAACTTAGTATCATTTCCGATGCGCATGTAATTTATGACATAAATACGTCATGAAAATATCGTAAAAATATTTTTATTTTTTCTTAAATCAAACTCCTATTCATCAAAGAAGAGCGTGTGGATTTCTAATAAATCCATATTCTGTTCTTTTAAAATTCGTTCAGTATGTTTATCAATACTTGAAATTAGAACTGATATTCTTTCACTTAATTTTTTATTAATAATCTTTCCATTTTTATCCTTATATTTATTTGGATTAAATCTTATAAATACCCATTTACCAGCAAAACCCATATATAAATCATCATATCTTATAATTTCATCCTTTTTATCATAACTTTTATGTTGTTGTTCATCAACTTCAATTGCAAGAATTGTATTCCCAATAATTTTCCAAAAGTCAATACGCCTTTTTATTGAACAATCACAGCCTCCTAAATATAATGGCGCATCATGTTTGTATTCTTTATCATGTTCTAAAATCGCAATCGCAACCTCTGTTTCATATGTTTTTGCACGGATAAGTTTGACATGTGGGCTTTCAGGAAATAGGTGTTGAAAACACCATGAACAATAGTCTCCAAATTCAATTTTATTTACACGTGTTTGACAATTTGGCGTAATACATAATTTATGTTTAACATCAATGTATCCTATTGGTTTACATTTTTTACAATGGGAAGCAGGTTCGCCTTTTTTACTTGCATATGTTGCTTGTGTACTTTTGCATTCAATACATTTAATATTTTTCAAATCAATCATTCCTTGAAGTTTACATATTCCACAATGGGTATTTTTAGTATTTGGTAAACCAAAAATCGGGCATTTAACTTTACAAACAATACACATTTTTGTCTTTACATCAATCATAGAATCTGTTTTACAATCTCCACAATGAGATGCTTTTATTTCTTTTGATGTGCTGAATGTTGGTTGTTTTTTATTACAAACGATACATCTTTTACTTAATAAATCTATCATAGTATCTTCCTTACAGTTTACACAATATTTAGGACGATCACCTTTAGTTCCATATACTGCTTGAACCTTATTACAAATACAACATTTATTTCCATTTATATGTATCATATCATCTGTTTTACATTGTACACAATGGGTTGCTTTATTACCTTTAATTCCATATGCTGGAATTATAATTTGACATTTTTCACACCTTTTTCTTGTAACATTTATCATATCAACACTTTTACATTTTCCACAGTGTGTAGGTTTCCTTTCTATAAGGCCACACGATGCTCTTGTTTTATTACAGTTCTCACAAAGTTTTGATTTATTTGGCATTTTATTATTTATAAAATAGTATCTTATTCAATTTTAAAGTAATTTTTCAAGTAATAATTCCCGAAACTAAATAGAGTGTTTATAGATGTGTTCTTCTGGCGATTATACAGTATTCCGAAATATAGAATTACTCAATTGCAATAAATTATGCCCAGGACCACAAGGGCCTCCAGGTGAGCCAGGGGCGCCAGGAGAACCAGGTGAGCCAGGGCCACAAGGACCGCCAGGTGTACCAGGAAATGTATCTTCATTGGAGATATATTTAGTATCAACAGTCGCAGGTCTTGGCTCTTTAGGATATATTTCAAGTTACTCAACAATTGTGTTTGAATCAGGTTTAAGAAGTACAATTGAAGGATTGGGAACGTTTGGATACTTTTCAAGTCTTTCAACCGCGATTTTTGACCCTCGTTCAACCGTCGCTGGTCTTGGCTCTTCAGGTTATCTTTCCTCATACTCCACTACGGTTTTCCAGTCTAATCTAAGAAGTACTATTCAAGGACTTGGAACACTAGGATATTTATCATCATTTAATGGAGCAATCTTTGACCCCCAATCAACTGTAAGGGGTCTTGGTTCATCTGACTATCTTTCCTCATATTCCACAACTGTTTTCCAATCTAATCTAACAAGTACTATACAAGGCCTTGGAACACTAGGATATTTATCATCGCTTAATGGAGCAATTTTTGACCCTCGTTCAACAGTTGCAGGTCTTGGCTCTTCAGGGTATCTTTCAAGTTATTCAACTGTAATTTTCCCAGCGCAACTAGCAAGTACAATAGAAGGTCTAGGAAATCTAGGGTTTGTATCAACACTTGTAACAACATTTGTATATGTAGGTTTATCATCACCCACTAATAATACAGTGGCATTACCTCCAGTTACAGCAAGTACCTTTAATCAACGAATTATCATTCGTGATTATAGCCGAAC